GACACCCCAGCCGAAGAATGTCCCGGGCAAGCTTACGCCAAGCTGATTGAACACCTCAGGGTAAAGAACGACATCCTCTTGACCCTCGGCCAAGATGATACCGTCCTCTTGGAAAAACAGCTCTCGGGCGTTGATACCGAGCACGTGTGGATTATTAATATCGTTGATCAGGGCGCTTATATCAGCCTTCGACTTGTTGGAAAGCTCATGGACTGCCGTGCCCGACTTTTCATCAGATGTAACCCGCATTAAGTGTGCGCCGCTTGCCAGCGCCGTTAAGTCCACGAAATAAGGGGAATGGGTCGAAATGACGATTTGCCGGTCGCGGGCGTATTCCGCAAGGAGCGCCGCCAAACGTTTTTGCAAGCTTGGGTGAAGAGATAGCTCCGGCTCGTCGATAACCACCATGTTGTGGGGCTGGCTATCATAGAGCGCGTCCACTATCGCGAAAATGCTCACTATGCCCTCGCCTAGGCCGTCGCTCGTATGGGAGTGTTTCCCGTTGACGAATTTAAGGTAATGCGTGCCTTGATCTGAGAGGTCGATAGACCACTGGGGCATATATCCGAGAACCTTGGCCAACTCGGCGTTGAATACGTCAGGCGACTTCTCAATTTCAAACAGCCGTCCTTCGAAGCCGGTCAGCTGACTGGCGCGACTGGGTGGCAATCCGTAATTATTGACATAGGCCGCGCGCTGCCCGTTGTTCTTGCCAAAATAGGGCGAGAAAGCACGTCTAGACGGAACTATGAAAATTTCAAACCTTTCATCTCGCGATGATCGTGACGCTTCGCTGGACCCGGGCCGGAGGGTCTGCACCGTCTCAGTCTTTCCATTGACAACATATCCAAGGGCGACGTAATCACCCTCTATGTTCCTCATGCCGTTGGAAAAGCTCGGTGGATTGTGACCTGTCCTTGCCCTCAAGCATTCGATAATTGTGGACTTCCCTGAATTGTTTGCCCCAGTAATAGTCGTTAGGCCGCTCCCAGGCTTACCATCGGGAACAGCGAACGAGATCGACTTCGCACTGCGGAACCCTCGATACCCCTTTACGATAAGCTTTTCTAACACGGAAACCCCTTCCCTAGGTTGAATGGAAGAGATGGCATGGCCTGTCGTAAAAGATCAAGGTTTTGATTGAACTACCGCTTTCCGTACCCGGATAGCAGCCCGCCCGGGCGCATTTGGCCGATTGTCCAATCTGTCATCTGTTGATCAATCGCCTTGCTGACTTCCTTCGCCATGTTCTTCGCGTGGGCATCATCTTTGGCAGGGTCACCACTGGAACCGCTGGCCTGCACGTTGATCTGCGGAGCGAATACGTTGGTCAGTGAGCCGCCGGAACGGGATTTGGCGTTGCCGACTAACCCGCCATCGGCCATAGCCGGGGCATGACCGGAGTTAATGGCCTCCAGCACGGCACGGTGTTTATCGGTGGCACGGGCATTCACCACGAACTCCCCATCGGAAAGCATGGTCGGGATGCTGTCGCTGGTCGAGGTGCCGGGACCACGGACACCGCCACCGCCCGCCATGTGTGGCAGCATGGAGGTCGAGACAAGGCCACCCTTAGCCCTGAACAGGAAGCCCAACAAGCCGCCGAACAGGCCGCCGCCGGAACTACCGCCGCCGCCAAGCGGACCTTCGCCCAATAGAGCGGCTTGTAGCGCCACCTTAATGAGCTGCTGTCCCAACTGTGCCAGCGCCTGTTCTGCCGTCGTCGTGCCGGTGAGAATGCCGGTCAAGGCGTCCACGGCGGTGTTTCCCAGCATCTGGCTGAACTGTGCGGCCTCCTCTTGCGTCTGGGCAAAACGGGTGGTCGCCTGTTCGGCCTGCGCCATGCCCTGCGCAAGCTGCTGGATTTCGGCGCGCTGTTGCGGTGTGACGCTGATGCCCTGCCGCTGGGCATCGTTGAGCATCTGTTGCTCGTAACGATAGGCGGCAGCGGCCTGCCCCGTCATGGTTAGGGCCTGCTGTTCGGTCTGCTGACCTTGAGTGAACTGTTGGGCATCGGCAATGATTGCCTTGTAGGCGTCCGACTGCTGAATGAGGGCATTCGTCTGGGTCTGGATTTGCTGCGCCCGCGCCTGCCCCCGTGCGTCGGCATCCTCGATATGCCAGTTCTCATTCGATAGCGGGAAGGACAGGCCATAGTTTCCGGCGTTCTGATGCACCCAGTTGCGGGCGGCATCGGAACCATATCCCAGGTCGGCAGCATTGCCCTTGTTGTGCTGGCTGTTTCCGGGCGGTGCCACCCACTTCCGAGCGGCTTCCGGGGAGCCGTATTTCCGCAAGGCCTCCAGCCAAAGCTCTTGCTGGCGTTCCGGTGACCGATACCCGGAATTGATGGACACGCTGCCCTTGAGGTCGTCCGGCATACTGGCGAGCATCGTGGCAAGCTTCTGCTGGAAACCAGACTGCATGCCGGTGACATGCTGCGCATTCTTCCCCGATGCAAGCACATTGGAGAGGTATTTCGTCGGGTCGTCGGTGGTGGATTTGATATTCAGCGAGGACAGGGCTTTGCCGCGAAGCTCGTTCGCCATGTAGACATCGCCCATGGAGCGGGCTTTGCTCAACGCGGCCTTGTAGGTGTCCTCGATCCGGGTCTTGGCGTCCAGCGTGGCGAGACTGTCGGCAAGCTCGGGGATTTCCTTCTTCAAGGCACGGATGGCGTCGGCAAAGGAGTTCAGCCCCTTTACGCCGTTGCCAGCGGCACCACCGGTCCCGTCCAGCGCGGTATTCAGGCCGTTGACGGACGGGGTAGCTCCGTTGGCGTCCTGCCCCGTCTTGTAAATGAAGTCGTCCTTTAGGCCGTTGCGGCGGTCGAGGATGTCGCGAAGCTTCATCGCTTCGTTGGTCAGGTCCTCGATAAGCTGCTTCTGGCGATCAATGTTCAGGTCAACGGCAACGTCGCCCGGGAAAGCCGTCTTCTCTAGGCCAAGGTCGTCCAGCCGCGCTTTGGCTTCGTTCAGCTTGTCATAGACGCCGACAAGGCGGTCTTGCACGTTGCGGGTCGATTGCTCATCGATCTTGTTGAACCGGTTCAGCACGTCATCAGCGGCACCGACAAGGCCAAGGATGGCCTGCTTGGTGTAGGTGGAAATGGTGGTGCCGATGGCGTTGAACTTCCTGTCCAGTTCATCGGCCCGGGCAATCACCTCATCGTCCATGACGAGACCTAGTTCGTTGGCCTCACGGATCAGCTTGCGGATGCCGTCGGCTCCCCGGTCGAGGAGTTCCACGAACCGTTCGCCCCCGGTCCCGCCGAACAGCTCATCCGCGACACGGATTTGAGCTGCCTTGTCCAACTGCTGGAGCTTTCCAACAATTTCGACAAGCAGCGCGGACGGGTCTTTCAGCTTGCGCTTCAAGTCCTCGGCACCGAAGCCAAGGCGCTGGAACGCTTCCGCTGCCGAACCGCCACCCGTGACGATGAACTCGTCCGCGCGAAGGGAAAGCTCTTTCATGCCATCGGTCAGAGCGTCCACCGGGATACGGGATTGCCCTGCAACATAGGACAGCTCTTGGAATGCCCTTGCGGACAAGCCTGCGCGCTTGGCCTCGCTGCCGATATTGGCAATGCCCTTGGTGATGTCACCGACACGGGACAAGATGCCCTCTAGTGCCCCGACAGACAGGCCGGTGACGAGACCGGCGATGCCGCCTTTGAGGCCAGCCAAGGCGACGTTGACGCCCTGCGAGGCCTTCGACATGGACTGTTCAAGCGCATCGGCGGAGCGTTTTGCCTGTCGCTCGATAGCTTGGAAGTTCTGGCTGGACGTGCGGTTCGCCCGTTGGAAGTTGCGCTCGAAATCTCGGATGCGGGCTTCCAAGGAGACAACAAGCTGTTCGGTATCGGTCGGCATGGGTGTCTCCTCAGAAGATCAGCAGGCCGTCGGCCCGCTCGTCGCTGTCATAGATTGATCGGTTATCCTCACCGAGCGAGGCACGGCCCACGGCCATGGCGGCAGCAACGGCACCATCAATGCGGTCACGGGACTTGCCCTTGTGAAAAGCCTTGTTCCCCGCCTTGTCGGTCTCGACTGCAATATTGTCGAAGCACCAACGCAACACGGGGTGACCGCCATGCCGGAAGCGTCCGGCGATGATGGCGCGTTCCAGCTCCTTGATTGCGGGAGCCATGGTGATCCAGCCTTGGCGCATCTCAATTGCCGGATAGCCGTCATCAGCAAGGTTGCTCATCATGACGCGGCCTAAATGAGGGTCGAAGGCAATCTCCCGGACTTCGAAGCGCTCGCACAGCTCCCGGATGGTGTCTTCCACCACACGGAAATCCACCACGTTGCCGGACGTGGGTTCGATGAAACCTTCATCTGCCCATTGCGGATAAGGCACGCCGTCTCGGTCTGCCCTCTTATCGAGGTTGTCCCGGGGGCAGAAGAACCACGGATGGACGATATAACCCTCCTGCCCATCACGCCACGCGGCGACGATCACGGTCAGGTCGGAATTGCTGGACAGGTCCACCGCAAGCCAGCACGGTTCGTGCTCCAGCTCCTCAAGATCAAAGGCGGCAGCGCCCTTGTCATAGATCGGCATATCCACGAACGGGTCGGATGAATGCCCCAGCCAGATATTGAGGTGGAGCTGCCGGAATGCCTCCCGGTCTGCGGGTCGTTCGGCGGCTTCCCGGGCGAGCTGGCGAAGGCCATTCAGGTCGGGATAACCGTGGATGAGACCGGGATTGCATGCTTTCCAAACCTCCTCATCCTGCCAATCAGCATCGGGCGAGGTTTCGAACAGAATGGGCAGGGTGGCCGGATCGTTGATTTTCCCGGCAGCGACTTTGCGGGCGTAGTCGATCACCTCGAATGCAATGTTTTCCTGCCCCCGTCCTGCCGTGGTGATCACGATGCAAAGCGAGTTCGGCACCTTCACGAGGCCGGTGCGGATGACATCCCAAAGGTCACGCTTTTTCCAAGCGTGTATTTCGTCAATTAGGGCGAATGACGGGGTGCGTCCATGCTGGGTCCCGGCATCGTTGGACAGGCTTTCAAGGAAAGAGCCGTTTGGGAACGTCATCCGGTTCTTGTACTCTTGGAGCTTGATTGTCCGGCCTTCCTCGAAACGACGGCTGGCCTGACCCTTCCGCCACAGCTCCTCGCTCCCGGCTTGGATGATGCTTTGTGCTTCCGTAAAGGCGAGCTTGGCCTGTTTCCGGTCTGCGGCGGCGGTCAGTACCTCACCACCCGGAACCGCTTCCGGTCCCATGGTATGGAGAAGAGACAGAGCGGCACCGAGCGAAGTCTTTCGGTTGCCGCGCGGGAGCATGATCGTAACTTGCTTGATGATGCGGTTGCCGTCCGCATCGCATGGGCCATAGATTTGCCGAACGATCCGCTCTTGCCACAGATCAAGCTGGAAATTGCGGTCTGGGTGCTGTGACTTCGGATGTTTCAGGCTGCGAAGGAAATCGACTGCCCGTTGGCCGTACCCCAGCGGATCGGGAATGTCGGCAAACGGATTTGCAATCAATTTCACTTTCTTCTTTTTCAGGATAAGGGCCATGGTCAGGCTCCTACCGCTACGCACCGGAGGTCCAAGCCCTCCCGACGGCCAAGCTCTTTGATTTCCTTCACGTCGTAAGCCTGTCCCTGATAGCTGACACGATCCGAAGGGTTGAGGTCATCGCGATAACGGACGCGGAAAACGACGGCGATTTCTGACGAGGAACCGAAGGAGCGCATGAACTCCTCAGTGCTGGCCTGCACGAGCTGGGCGCGGACGGTCGCGACATCGTTCCAGCCCTCGGTCTCGGTGCCGTAGTCGTCCACGGTCAGACCGCTGCGCTGAATGGTGATGGTCTTATCTAGCTTCCCGGCTCTCATGCTGCCTCCACCACGTTGGCGGTCAGGCTGATGACACCATGGGAATGGATGCCGTTCGGATCGCGTAGGAACCGGCTGGACGTCACATAAAGGTCGGCAACATGGAGGCCGGTCGCCGTCCAGTTCGTATCTTTGAGGGCGTCACGGATGGCACCCGCCACCTGTTTCGAGAACGTGAGGCCGGTCTCCTTCTGCCAGATATGCAGGTCCACGAACACGTCGTGGCGAGCGCGGGCAATATCACCGCCCGGGACCGTCTGGCTTTCCCCGATGAGGATGCACGGGAAGACGGCAGGAAGGCCGTTCCGGTCCACGATATTGGCGGCAGGAACGAGGCTTGTCACCACCGTGGCGGCCACGAGACGGACGCGAATGGCCTTCTGGAGTTCGAGGCTGGGTTCCATTACTTGGCCTCCTTCACGGCTTTGCGGATTGCCCGCTTGATGCGATTGGAGAGGGTCTTCCTCTTGAGCCGGAAGGCAGGCCAAAAGAACGGCTGCGCTGCGGCTTCGGCTGTCCCGTGCTCCACGAGATGGGCATAGCGAACATCGGTATTCCCCGCCGTCACGATCACCTGATTTTCGCGGGCCACGGTGCTGCCCCCGGGCTGGCTGTATGGCGGGGTGCTATCTCCGGGAGCCGTAACGCGGATGCTGTCTTTAAGCGCTCCGGTATCCTCCGGTGCCAACAGGCGCATGCTCACGGACAGGTCACGGCCTGCGGTGATGAGTGCTGGGGTCACCGCCTGCTTGACGTTACGGGGGATGGCCTCAAGTCGCTGGGAAAGGCGTTGCGTCTGTTTGCTCAAAACACGTACTCCCGATGAGCGGCAATGAGCTGCCAGACCCCGAATGGAATTTCTTCGGCAGCGATGCCCACGAGGGAAGCTTCCCGGTTCTCATAGAAATGGCCGGTGAGCTGGAGGATGGCTTCCCGCACGTCGTCGGGCACGTTTTCCGAACCTTCGAAGCCCGATGCCAGTGTGAACCCCAACAGCTTTTCGATATGGGCTTCCGCCGCGTCGATTTTGCCCTGAATGAGGGTGTCGTCCGTGGTGTCCGTGACGTTCAAATGCGCCTTGGCCGTAGCCAGTGAAACGGTGCTCATAGGCTGTTCTCCTGATGCAAATCGTGCGCGTGCCACCTGCCGCCGGTATCCTGTAAGACAAGAAAGTTGGAAGACACCCCCCCACCGGCTATGTGGCTAGAATGCTTGGAGGTGATTTGATGAACGCTACGACCGGGATCGAACACGCATTGAGGATAGCCCTCGCTGCCAACGTGGCTTTGCATGCTCGTTGGAACACGGTGAGATGGAAGTTTCAGAAATTTGGTCCTGCAATAGGAAATCAGGTGAATGGGGATATTGCGACCGATTTGCTTCTGCGTCAGATGGAGGCAGAGGTGCTTGAACGTGTTACCCAGAGGCCAGCAGACTTCTCCACGATCCACGCCGAGAGCTTCTTGCTTCACCTTACGCAATACTGGCTTCTCAACGTCTATGAGGTTGTGCGGTCCTCGTGCCAGCAAGCTAAGCGCCTCGACATTCCCCACGAAAAGCTCGCTGCGCTTCGGGATCGCCTTGCACTCGTTCGTATTCCCATTGCAAAGGCAGAGATTGCGCAAGCCAACAGATTGAAGCCGACAATTGAGCTTGTGCGGCAGAACGCTGCGGAAGATGAGGAGCCGATCCTGTATGCGGCGGATGGAAGCTACATCGTGCCGCGTGAGATGTGCGGGCTGACGGGCTCTTTGGCTTGGTGGACGATTGACTTGAAAAGCGACGATATGAAACTGATCTCGCGACGTGAGTTGTCCGATGAGACACTTGCGGTTTTCGACTGATGTTCCGACACTCACTGGCGCTTCTCCTGCGATTGCAGTGGGCCATCGTGACAGGGCTGGCATGCAGGCACCCACTTGCTACGATCCCAGAAGATGGCCTTGTTTCCCCGATGAGGGGTGGAGTGATGGACGACGGCGGAAGGCGCACCACAACGGGCGCATCGTGGGTGCTTGGCTAGGAAACCAGCACGGGCCTCCCGCCACTTGCTATCGTATCCGCGTTGTGGGGCGGTCGGGCGCTGTGCATCATGGCGAGCCTTGCGCTCCCGGTCCCGCGCAATGGAGTGCTCACAGCGTTGACCGCTGGGAATGACACAGCCACATGCACGGATGGAGGGAGCGCGGTAAGGCATTCACTTCCCCCTCACGCCTATGTCGAAAAGCTCCAGCTCGCAGCTAAGCGCCTCCAACACCCTGTCCAGCGTTCGAATAGTCCAATCGCCTCTACCGGCCTTAAAGCGTCTTAGGGACGTGCGGGAGACCCCCGATATCCGGGCAAGCTCATTACTGGAGATGCCACGGTCACGTTGGAGGTCGGTGATAATAGCGGGCCAATCGTTTTTCATGCCGCCTCCTTAACGGTGCCGAAGGTGGTGAAGACGCTGCGGAACTTCTCCTCCAATGGCCGGTCATCCGTGAGCTGATCTTTCCCGCCGCCATAGATGGCCTTGAGCATGTCCAACCGCCCTTCATAGGCGAGGACGATTTCAGCGGGGGTCGCATCGAGTGCGACTTCCGGGGACCATCCCAGCCAGCCGGTGGCCTTCTTATAGAGGTCTTGAAGATGATCTCGGAACGGAACGGATTTGGCAGGCTTACCCTTGGGAGCGGCCTTCGGTCCCTTGGGAGCGGCCTTCGGTGCATCGTCGGGATCAACGCCCGCACATGCCATCACGTATCGCAGCAATGGCGCTTTCAGGGTGTCCAGCTGTTCGAGGATGCGGTTAGCTAGGAAATCGAGGTCCGTATGATCTTGGATGACTTCCACGGCAGCGGTCAGGTTTCCGTCCATGATGTCACGGGTGAGCTGCTGGAACGATCCGGGGCGGCGCTCCAGACGGATTGCACAAGCCAAAGACGGGCGAAGCTCGATGGCCTCGCCCGCGATGGTGACGGTGATGGTGTCAGCCAGCCTCATCGACTTGACCCCCTTTAGGAAGCCGATGCCGGGACTTCGATAATCGCCCCGCTGATGGCGAGCGAGAACGTCGTCTGGACGATGCTGTCAGCGTCGTTGAAGCTGTTCCTGCGACTGGCGACGATGGCGTTGAAATAGAAAACCGAGTTCTTCGGGCTGGCTCCGGCACTCGGCTTGTCGTTCAGCTCGACCTTGAAATTGTAGCCGGCGCTTCCCTGTTCGGCTGCAACAAGGGCCTGATAACCTTCATCGCCGCTGTCGCGAGCCACCACGAGTTCCATCGTGCCGTTGTCGCGGCTGCCCTTGGCCTTCTTCACATAGTCCTGATCGACCAGCTTGGCCGTGACGATCTCGGCTTCGGAACCGGCCTCGCCTACGTCCATGATGTTGGTGATTTCGGTCCAGTCATCCGCTGCATAGGCGACGGCAGTGGCGAAGGATGCTGTGGTCCCGATGCTGACCTTGGTCTTTGCGGTGGTGGTAATACCCATGTTGGTGACCTTTCACTTAAGGATGATAGGAGGCGGGAGAGCATCCCCCGCCATGCGGGTCAGGCCACCGGTTCGTGGCGGGCATTTCCCCTGATGAGGATGACGGCAATCGGGGTGCCGGTGCCGTGGGTGCCGCTGAAATCGGCCAACAGCTTGAGGTAACGGCGGTTGCCGATGTATCCGACCTTGGTAATCGTCGGATCGGCATGAGCGGCCTTGAGGGCATAGACGATGCCGCCCGCGTCCACCGTATCCACGCCCTGCACGTCCTCAGCAGTCACGGCTTCATAGGTCGCGTCATCGTCGCTGTGGGTCAGCTTGAATTCGACCTTGTTCGTGCCGTTGAAGGTGATGCCACCGGTGCCCACGTGGATGGCAAACATGGCGCTGTCGAAGCCAGCAAGGTCGATTGTGGCGGGCGTACTGTCGGCGGCAAGCACGGCGGGCGTGATGACGTTGACCAGCCCGATGTGGGAGATGATGTCGCGCATGAGATTATTCTCCTGTTTCGTTTCGGGTGAGGTCGGCGCTCAGGACGTTGCCATCTTGAGCTTCTTGATCGCGGCAGGCTGAACGACGCCACCGCCGACCCAGCGCGTGCCGTGCATCCGGGTGATGGCGCGCGTGGCCTGCGTATAAGGGTCGGACAGGACGCCAAGCGCCTGCCGGTCCACGATGCGGTAAGCCGTGGCGAGGTCACCGAAGGCAATGGGGAATGCGTTGGCGACGACATCCGGCATGTCGATGGCTTCGGCTACCGGACGGCCAAGCAGAGTTTCTGGCTGACCCGCCTGAAATGCTGGCTGCCAAAGGAAATTCCCTTGTCCGTCCTTGAGCTTACGGACGGCTGCCAGCGTCGTGCCATTCATCAACCAGACGCCACGGTTCCGGTACTGTGCCGGGAGCGAGTACATCAGCGAGATAAATGCATCGATTGCGAAAAGGGTAGCGTGACCGTTGGGGACGTACTGCACGGCTGTGGACGTGAGGATGCCTTCCGGCTGCTTGAAGCCGTCACCCAGCACGAACGCGGTGCTTTCCTTCTTGCCGAAGTCCTCCGCAAACGCGAGGCGGACTTCCGCTTCGGCGGTGCCGTCGCTGCCCATCAGAAGCGAGTTCGAAATATCGACATATGTGGTCAGGCGCTTGGCCACGATTTCGGTCTGACCGAACGTGACGGTGCTTTCTTCGGCTTCCTCGATCTCGCCTTCCCACTTGGCGTTCGTCAGGCCCGTGCGGCGCGGATATTTCACCGATGGTGCGGTGGTCTGGCGAACCGTCGCATACTGCCGAATGGGCGAAAACTCGGTGATCTCGCGGATCATCTCCGAAGAGACTTCGGCAGGTGCCAGGTATCCGGCCTGCTGGTCATTGGCGACGGTCAGCGCCCGGAGTTCGGCTTCGCTGGTCTGGTTGCCCCGGCGCAGATAGTTGAGGAAGGCGCGGCGCTCGGTGGCGGCTGCCTCGTCGGTCTGTTCCTGCTGCTGGGTGCCGGGACGATTGAGGCGCGTTTCCATCGCAGCGAGACGTTCGGTCAGGGACCGGACTTCCGTCTGATGGGCGGTGTGCCGTTCGTCGGCGGCGGTGCGGAGTTCTTCCACGGCTGCGGTTGCGGCGGCAAGCGGATCGTCTTCGCGGGTCTCAATCGGCAACGCCGAACGGACTTCGATAACTTCATGCTTCATTGGTCAATCCTTTCGAAGCGTTGCGATTGCGCCCTGCACGGCGCGGGTGAAGGCCGAAACATCCCCGATAGACCGCACCTGCTTGATGCGGGCATTGCCTGCGCTCGGCAGGGCCACGAGGCTGATTTCGACCAAATCGATGTCGGTGAGGATGCGGAGGCCGTTAGAAGCGCGTTCGGCTCCACGGGCACGGAAACCGATGCTAAGGCCGTTCAGCGCCCCTGCTTTGAGGAGGGCGTGAGCTTCCTTGCCGCGTGCCGTCTCGGTGATGAGTTTGCCGGTGACAGCGAGGCCGGTGGCGTCTTCGCGGATGTCGGTCCAAACCCCGATCACCTCATCCGTGCGATGGCTCCAGAGCATCGGGGGACGGATGTTGCGGGCCTGATGTTCGGACAGGGTGCGATTGAACGCGCCGCGCTTCACCACCTCATTGAAGCTGTTACGCTCATCGAAGATGGCAGCATGGCCGGTGAAGCTCCCGGCGTCGTCGGCAGCGAACCGGATATCGAAATCGAGAGTGTCACCCGTCCGTGCGTCGCGGGTGTCGAGTGAAATTGATTTCACAAGCTCATGCTGCATCGGTCGTCACCTTCGGAAACATCAGGGCCTCAAGAACGGGGAGAGCGACGGCGTACAGCTCGGTGACCGCCATACGCGGCAGGTAGGCCGTCACGAGTGCGTCGGCTTCCTCTGGGTCAGTGCCGCCGCCGATCAGGCCAAGGCGGATGACTTCGGTGAGTTCATTGAACCGGAAGTCCCCCGCGAAGAAGCGGCAGGACAGGCCACCGATCCCGGCACCTGTCTTGCGTTCCAGCTCCAGCACGAGGTCGGGCGTCAAAGTGAACGCCTTCTCGCTGTCACCGAAAAATTGGCGATGTTCAGGCATCGGGCTTCGTCTCCTCGGTTTTGGGTGAGGCAGACTTGCCGCTGGTCGTGAATGGGTTTTCGAGCTTGTCGCCGTCTGGCATGGCGGGGAGGTTTTCGAGGCGGCGGGCTTCGTTGGCGGTCATGACGCCTGCCGAACGGAACTGGCTGATCGCGGTGGCCCGCTCGCTGGCGTTGCCCTGCAAAAGGCCGTCCACGACGAACTCAATGCTGATCTGCGCTAGACGGTCTTCCTCGGTCAGCAACACCCGGCGATAGGCAGCTTCCCACCCGCGTATCCACGGCATCAGCGAAAACGTGACGAGCTGGCGGTTGGCCTCGGTGATGTTGGACCATGTGGCCCGGGAGAAGTCGGCCAAGAATGTCGGGGGTACGTTGAAGGCGCGGGCGATCTCGACAATCTGGAAAGCCCGCATCTCTGCAAACTGCGCATCTACGGACGTGAATGCCAGCGGGGTGAAGGTGCCCCCTTCTTCGAGGACAGCCGTGCCCCCGCTGGCTGCGCCGGATGTTGCGGCCTGCCATGAGGCCTTAATGCGTTTGGCGACTTCGGCACCAAGCTTCTGAGGGAAGGACAGGATGCCGCTAGGACGGCCACCGGAGGCCATGAGCTTGGCCATGTATTGTTCGGCGACGATGCAAAGGGCGATGGCTTCGCGGGCAGTCTTCACTGGTGCTTGGCCGGTGATGCCGTTCAGAGAGGCGAGCGGACGAACATGCAGAACGTCACGGAAGCTGTAGAGCTTTTCCGTGGTGTTCTCGCGATAACGATAAACAGGCTCCCCGGTGCGCTCATCGATTTCGACGGTCACGGCTGTGGGGGGCAGGCGGATGAATTCGACCACGCGTTTGTCGGTGCCGCGATTGGCATAGGCAAACCCGCCGCCCTGCAATAGCGCATCGATGGTGAGCTGAGACCGAAGCGCCCCGGCGCTCGTCCAGTCGTTGGCATCGCGATGGACAAGGGCATGGACGGGATGGTCGGGAGCTGGTTCCCTGCCGCCGTTATCCGCTGGCTGATACGCCTTGCAAGGAAGCGTGCCGAGTACCCCCGCGAGGAGTTCGACAGCGGTACGGACGGCAGGGACTGAGAGTGCGGCAAGAGGAGTAACCGCAACTCCAGAGGTGGCGGGGGATGCCCCGAATAGCTCCAGCAACCATGGTTCCGGGTCAGCGAGCAAACGCTGTTCCGAGACGACGACGGCAGAGGTTTCTTTGCGGAAGGGCCACATTGGGGACAACCAGACAAGCGTTGGATTAGCGCTTGTGGGTGTCTTCCCACTCTATTGACACTCAAGGCGGTCCACTAAGGACGCGGGTCAATGAAGCATCTGGAAACTACTGCAAATCAGGGTCGGGGTCAACGTGGTCGGGTACGGCCCCAGAATAGGTTTGGGTGAACTGATACAACTTTAAGCGCCATATGAACTGCCGATAAACTCAGCGGCCCTAGACTGCCGCTATGAGCAACTTCACCGTGATGGTCGTCGCGTCATCTGCCGTCGTGTTTCTGGCAACGGGCGGGTATGCCCTCGTTCCCCGCGAACTGTGGGACCCCGCGTGTAACATCAAGGGAAATGTCTCGATAGGATCACGGGAGCGCATCTACCACGTCCCCGGACAGTGGGATTACGTTTCCACCATCATCCGACGCGACTATGGCGAACGGTGGTTCTGCACAGAAGACGATGCTCGTGAGGCCGGTTGGCGGAAAGCGGGCCGATAGGCGTGGTCACGGGGAGATTTGAGCAGGCTTGCGGTCCCATGGTTGGTAACCGGCTTTCTCACGCTCGCTGTTAACGTCGGCGAGGCATACACCTAGCAAGGCATGCATTACCACAATGGCTGGACTTATCCTCCAATCGGCCTTGTTAGCCGTGTAATGCGAGTTGACTAGGTCCACGAGCATATCGCCTTTGATCTGCTGCTCACCCATACAGCTATCCAAGCCGGTGCGTAGCGGCTTCATCCACGCCGGTTCCCCCGGGATGGATGTCGTTATCGAACTGTCCACAACACCAAGCAGATATGACGATTGTTGTACCGGTGCCATTTCCTTCCATCGCGCATAATTGCCGATGAAAGAAGCGGCGGCAGCGGACGGCACGAGAACAGACAAAATTAGCGCCAGCTTGTATATTGACCGGATCACGAACCACTCCTTTGAACTGCTCGAATAATATCGAATGGTCAAAGCAATGCCAGAGGGTCCGCTATGTCGTCGGTGTTCTTGTTTACGACCACATAGCCCTTCCGCACTTTGAACGGCGCTGGCGCTGCGGCACCTAGGGGCTTTGGGGGTGAGGAGGCATCTTCGGGCGAAGCCCTATCTCTTCCCGAAAGCAGATGAAATTGATTTCAATAGGTGTGAGGGTGAGGCTCGCCGAAGCCCTTACCCCTATTCTATTATATGACCGATCTATCTTGACCCCTGTAAGAAATAATAGAATGGGGTTTCACCCGTTAAATTGGGGGGTAAAGATAAGATCGGTCATTTTTCGATGTAGCGGCTTAACCGCCTGAGTTCGGGGGTGAGTTCTATAGCCTGCTCCTGTCGGTCCATTACGTATAGCTCTACCGCCACCTGCGGGAACGCTCGGATCACCGACATCGACGCAAACTCAAAGAACTTCTCTCCGCTGTCGCCCGCCGCCCATATCGCGACCTTCTCACCCGCCATAAATGCGGGCCAATCCGCTAGCACGGCTTTGAAAATATCGATCTGGTAGCCCTCCGGCCAAAGCTCGGCCAGACCGCACATACACCCGAATTCCTTGCCGGTGGTGAGCGTCGGCAGAACGTTTAGTAGGTGGTCGATTTTCTCAATACGCACCTCTGCCACTGCATCTGTCTCGGGGATGCCTGTCATCGTACAGGCAAGGGTGTCACGTTCAACAATGAGGGCTTTTCGGCATCGGTCCCGATAGCGCCTCAGAAGGCTGGACATATGCTTCGCCACCGAGGCCGCCGTCTTTGGTCCCGGCTCCCCTTCTCGCAGAAGGGTCTTATTGCTCCCGTCGATCCTCGCCACCTCCCTGATGAAAGGCGGCTTCGAGGTCAAGCGGAAGAACTTCGAGATCGACCATCCTCCGAGCCGTTCGCAAAACTCATCCTGCGTTGCGACTGCCCAAACGTAGCCATCGCGTTCGAATGGCGCGGTTGCTTGTGCGTCGGCAATCAGGCTCTTGAGCAGGTCAATATTACGATCTTCAATCGCCAT